GGCCGATCCTAACGCTCATTTTCAAGTGCAGATGTTTGGTGACAAGTGCTATACCGATATCAACGGCACTTACATGGTTTGGGTGACAGTCACATTGTTTGGCAAACCAATGACCTGCCAACTGCCTGTGATGGACCACCGCAACAAGGCCATCATTGCGCCTGATGCGTTTGCAGTGAATACATCCATCATGCGGTGCATGACCAAGGCTTTAAGCCTCCATGGCCTAGGTCTGTACATCTATGCGGGTGAAGACCTGCCAGAGCTTGATACAAGCCTTGTAGATGCAGTAGTTGCTGCCATCAGAGAGAGATACGAAGCAGGTGATGAGCCTGGTATGTATGGCGAATGGGAATCCATTACGGATAACGAAGTTCGCATCAGGGTTTGGGATACTCTCAAGCCAGACAGTAAGGTAAGGTCGGCTATCAAAGCCTATAAAGAGAAAATGAAGGAAAGTACATGAAACGCTTAGACGCAATTGCAACAGTGGGTGAATACAAAGACCCAAAAACTGGTGACATGAAGAAACGCTATTCCAAATGCGGTTCCGTGTTTATCAATGATGAGGGTAACATCTCATTCAAAATGGACACAATGCCCGTAGGAGCATGGGATGGATGGATTAACGCTCGTGAGCCATTTGATGGCGAGAAACCCGCCCGTCAAAGCAACACCCCCACCCGTAAAACTAAGGGTAGTGGATTTGATGACATGGCAGATGACGTGCCGTTTTGAGTAAACGAGGGGAAAGCGGATGCTATGCGGTAATTCTGCCGGACGAACATAGACGTAGCGAGTACCCTCACCTTTTAGAAGAAAGTAATTATGGATTTATTTAAATTGTTTCGTAGAAATGCCAAAGACACTTCAATTGAAGCTGCCGAAAGCATAAGTAAAGATCTTCCCTACATTGAGGGGCTTGTTTACTCATATGCCCATGTTAAAGGAAAAAATGGGTTTACTGATGAGCAAATGAATGAACACTTCAAAACCCACAAATCAACCTATAGAGCAAGACGTTCTACTTTGGTAGAAAAGGGAATGATTGAGGATTCAGGAGTGCGTGTAAAGGGTCCTAATGGCCGAAACATGACTGTTTGGAGGATAGTATGAAATCAATCATTGATCTCTTTTCTGGAAGGGTCTACACCAAGACCGATAATTTAATAATTGACCAGAATAATGGAGTATTTATCAAAACAGGCGACAATTACATTTCACCTAATGGTGAGTTAATTGTTAAACAAGGTGATAATCTATTTAATACCAAAACTGGAATAATATCTAATTTTGGCGATCCATTTCTGGAGGATTAAAAATGTCATATGCAGATGTAGAAATGAAAATAATCCAGTGGGCAGAAGCTCGTAAGATTATTCCAAATAGCAACCCAGAGTCTCAGCTACTCAAAGCAGTCTCTGAAATAGGGGAACTGGCAGATGCGACCATCAAAAAGGACAGAGAGGCTATTTTGGATTCTGTTGGTGATGTCATGGTCTGTCTTATTAACTACTGCGCTCTTCAAGACATCAATCTGGTAAACTGCATGGAAATTGCATACGATCAGATTAAGAATCGTAAGGGCATACTATTGCCTAATGGGGTTTTCCAAAAAGATCTTACTTAGCCAATAAGTAAAGCCCCACATTGCTAAACGCATAACCCGCATAGACAATTGCCATGTGCGGGTTGTCTTTTAATAGCTGCTCACCCGCAATATAGGCATAGATGCCCCCCGTCAAAATGATTAGCCATGCACTCAAAATGCACCTACATCAATGACTTCTCCACGGAATTCAATGTGATCTTCATCAAACTTGTGGACTAACTCTGGCCATAAAAGTTGGCCATTAAAAAAGTTCAGCACTGCAAAACCAGACCTGTGATTGCTTGGGTTTATCTCAGCATAAGTAAATTGAGGTCCGTCAGTTTCAGCCAAAGTTCCAGTGTCTACACCAAATCTATTTCCGTTGTAGTCAGAAAATGGTGTCACTTTTAAAGAGTGTAGATGGCCAGTAACAACAGACACACCAGCATTAACTGTATTGTTGTGGGTTGCATGAACACCACCCTTGTATCGATGTTTAATAATGACTTTAGGGGTAGGCCATACTGCCCAACAGAAGTCCCAATCTGGGATATGGTCTGTTAGCTTAAAGCCTTGAACTTCTTTAAACTGTGGGGCGTGTTGTGCAAGCTTGTTGCCAAACCGAATGTCATGGTTTCCCCATGTAAACACTAGCTTTACATTGTGTCTGGCAGCTTTAGCCATTTCTTCTATCTCACCCAACGCACCTTGCGTAGCTTTTAACTCTTGGATGACAGAAGTTTGAGGTTGGTCAGTTACATCATGCCGTGATATAGACGCTCCATCAAAGGCATCCCCGTTACATATCACTGCCTTGGGTTTAAACGTCTGTATAGCCCATAGAAGCCCTTTAAAAGCCGTTGTGCGCTGACTTGGAATGAAGTGGGCATCTGAAAATACTATGACAGTGCCATCAAGAATGCCAAGGTCCACCTGTCTGAGTGGTGAAAAGGATTTGTTTCTAGCATCATACAAAGCACCTTTAAAGTCAGAAGCACTTAGTTTTATGTTGTGTATCTTTTCCATGCTACGTCTACGGAGATGGATATTGCGCTCAGTAATGTTCAGTATTCTGGACAATTTAACGGCAGATTTGTGTTCATTCCAAAGGGCAATAAACTCTTCATCTGAGCATTTTTCAACGTGGTTAGGAGCCGCCATTGCAATCCTTAGTCAATAAGTTTTCTAGCAGATTGATAACCCTATGCTCTTGCATCTCAATGTCATCATCTGAGGACTTTGGATCTGTAGCTACAGACATCAAATCATGTAAAAAGATATGAAGTAACTCGTGTAATGCAGTCCTATCCAAACTACTAGGTGTTATCTTTTCAGCACCAAAATCACCTAAACGATAAACGGCAAGCCTAGCAGCAGGAGTAAATTCAACAGAAGCCATGGCCGCTTTAGCTGGCTTTATGCCCTTCTCAATACGCCAATCACCAAGACTTAACACCTCTTGCCACTTTCTGACACTTTGTGCAAACAACTTAGCATCTTCAGTGGTTGGAATATTTTGCATGATTTTTACATGAAGTTACATTCAGATTTTCTACGTTTATCAAGACCAGCAAGCACTTTGCCGCCACCCTTATTCCACTTCTTAAGTTCTTCTTTAGCCCCTTCCCAATCTTGGGCGTTTATTTTTCTTTTGAGGGTACTTGTTTGCAACCTGCCAATTCCGAGGTTATAGCAGAAATCAACTACGGCATTAAGTCTGCGCTCGTTTGTGGCCAGAATTGGGCAGTTCCGCAGAGTGCCAGGCAGGTAAGTGTGTTGGAGCTCATACATCAACAATGCCGATGCCGTAGGTTCATCCATTGGGCAATCTTGTAAAGTTACTTTGCGCCCATCAGAATAATAGGTTGAGCCATAGCCAATGGTGGCCACACCCGCAGGACAGAGATAGGGCTTACTTCTAAACCCTTCATACTGTTTACATAGTGAAGCGGCTATCTCTAAGTTCATATGCCACGCTTAGACAAAGTTCTGTCGAGGAACCAATAATTTATTGTTCCTGATAACAAAGCAGAAAAGTCTGGTGTCATCATTGTTTTAAAGACTTCAGTAGCCGGAGCACCTGCAAGCCATGCATTCCATGCAAACCAAACATGGATAAATGACCAAACAAATAGTACCCAATATGTTACTACTGGACGCACAGAAGCAGAAAGTGAGGCCACCCATCCACCTGCGGCTTTAACCATCTCTGCTTGTTGTGTAATGGCGTTATTGAAGGCATCCATCACACCTACGTCAATGGCAGCTTCTCTTTGTGCGCCAATCTCAGCTAACTTCTGCTGACCACGTTGGGCTTCCAAGTCGCATTGGAACTTGAACATATTAAGTTCATGAGAACGCTCATTCTTTTTATCCATCCATTTAAGAACTTCTGGGGCAAGGCGAAACACCCCACCAAAGATTGAACCTAGAATTCCACCAGAAAGAATATCAAGCATTAGTCGCCCCTTTTACAATGTTTATCATCATCATGAGATAGTTTCACACCAGCCAACAAGCCAATAAATCCACCAATAATCGTTTGAAATGCAGGGCTTATTAGCTTAAAGATTTCAGCGTTATCAACTTCTTTAGCCCATAGACCAAGAACAAAGGCAACTACAAAAGCTAATACTGATATGCACAAAGTAAAACTGACCATAAAGGTCACATAAAAAGTAAGTTTGCCTTTTATATCTTCCATTTAAAACTCCTATACATAGAAATCTAATTTGTTAGGTTTAAACATTTGCATCTCTAACTGGTTAACTCTTGCTTTCTTGTTATACAGTTCTAGTTCTAATTCTGCTATCGCTAGTTCAGTCTTATGTGCTTTGAGTGCTTCTTTGTATTCTTCTTGAACTTTCTCAACTGCCTTATCAAAAGCAGCAGTCTGAATGTCGTGCCTTGCTTGAACCATCGGATACCACTTGCTTGGGATTATCATTTTTTCTCCCTCTCAAGTGCGTTCTTGTAGGCACTAACTACCAAGTGTCTTAATTCTGCGCTATCTGCACTACCACCCCATTCTGATAAATTATTCCAAATAACCACCATGTCTTTGCTTGAACATAAGTTTTGATGTTTATTAAGCCAAAACGACATTTGTTGATGCCGTTCTGAAGGGTTGTGAATTTTGTAAGCAATTGAGTAAAACTCACGGACACTACATAGATCTTTTCCTGTAGAGTGAAGCGAGAGGATTAATACAATGCATATTAGCCATCTCACGGATACGCCCAAAGAATGATGTAACTACAGAAGACTACAAAACAAGTAATCAAGGCTGCCGCAATAAATGCTTCAGCCATGTCTTTCATTACTTGCCTTTTTTAGCCGTTTTGGCTGATTGGGTAAAAGCTTTTTTAGTAGGTGCGCCTTTAGTGCCCACCTTCCTCATTTTCTCGCCTGAACCATCTTTGATACGTTCTCTTTTGGCGTGAATATTTGCGTACAAGCCAGCCTTCATAAGACCCCCAATTATTTTTTAATCCAAGTTTGCCAAACTGCGCCAGCGGCCATGATTAACCCACCTATCCAAAGAATTGGTTTGGCAGCAGATGCAATCCATCCAAGTACTTTAAAAGCTCCGTCAAGGGCATTTATGGCCTCTACAAGACCTTTGGTGTTCTTGTCTATATTATCTACCTTGGTTTCAACTTCAATAAGTCTTTCGTAGATTTGTTCGTGAGTAACTTCAGCCATATTTACCTCATGTAAGCAGATGGGGGAGCTATGCCACGACCAGCACCAGCTTTTTCTTTTAATCGTTGATTCTTAGCCCATTCAGTTTGGGCATAAGGGCTACCAAGCAATGCAGAGCTTTGTACATTTTGTGTCTGTTGTTGACCAAGTGTTGAAACACCCAACTCAGACGAACCTGCAAAAGGAGGAATAACAAAATCAGTTGCAAGATCTACCATGCGACCATAGTCTTTGTTTTGAGCGGCAGTTGCAAAGCCAGGTATTGCCATTAAAGCGGCAGCACCTGCGCCACCCTTTAACGCTCTTTTCATTTCTTTATCAAGATTGACTTTAGGACCTGCAATATTTTCTTTGCGGTAATCCTTGATAAGCAAATTTTCTTCAGGCTTTAAACCACCGCCCTTGCCTGGCTCAAATGCAGGTCGGTAACCAAGAATCTCACCAACTTGGCCATAAGTCTTAGCACCAACTTCACCCCCGCCATAAAAACTTTCTAAATAGCGTTTCATGCCAATTTCTTGTTTGGTTAAACCTGCCTCTGAAGGATCAATAGGCTTTTTAGCTTTGGGTGCAGGTTTTTCAGTAGGAGCAACACCCGTAGCTTTATCAAGATCTTGAGCAATAACTGTTTGAACTGCTTGAGCAGGATTGCCCGCTTCTACACCCGCTTGAACACTAGGTGTGATGTATGGATTAGGTCTATCCGCAAGCGGATTAAATGTGGTAGTAGGTGCATTAGCTTGTGATGCAGGGGGAGTAGTAGGATTAAAGAAAGGACCAGTAGTTGGTTGCACATATGGATTTGCTTGTGGCGCAACAGGTTGTATTGAATAATTGGATTTTGGAGTAAATTCACCAGTGGGATTTACAGAAACTACTCCACCTTTTGACAAAGTTCCCCCAACAACATCTATATCAATTGTTGATTTAATTGGACCGCCACTAATTTGTTCAAGTTTGGCTAAAGGAACTCCATACTTTTGTTCAGCATAAGCATTTAAAGCATCTAATTTGACTTGTGAAGTAGTGTTTTGTGCTTGTTTAACAGATTGAGCAAGTTCTTTAGTTGTTAATTCAGGTGTACCTGCTACATTTTTACCCTGAAGTTCAACTTGGCGAACATATGCTTTGTTTTTTTCCATCTCACTTGCATGAGTTTCACGTGTAATTTTTCTGTCTTCCAAAGCATTTTTTACTTTGTAAGCAGCCGTGCCAAGAACAGCACCACCAATAAGACCTAAAGTTTCTTGAGGATATTCATTAACTAAATTAAGAAATGGAGT